GTTATTGGGAACCGCTGCTTTCGGGATAGCAAAACTTGCCGGTGCATCAACAAAAACATCTTTATTAGCGGGTCTAGGAACCTTTGGTGGCTTAGCTGCATTTCAATCAATGGCACCTCAAACTTATTCATCAATTTTTGGTAAAGCAGGTTTATCAGGAAGTAAAGCCGCAGCAGGTGGTGGGTTGACCGCACAAGGCACTGGTATGGATGCAGCATTTAAAGCTGCAGTTGGTTCTTCTACTCCAGAATTAGCCTCAACAGCCGCTACTACAAGTGGATTGGCTGGAGGAACACCCATAGTTACATCAACTCCGGCAGCAGCTAATTTTATACCAGGAGGTCAGCTAGAGGCTGCTTTTGGTACAGGAACTTCTGTAGCGACAGATTTAGCAGCCGCAGCTCCAGCAGTAGCGGACGTAGCCGCAGCTCCAACATTAGCAAGTCAAGCTGGTAATTTTATTAAAGAAAATCCAGGTTTGTCTTTAGCAGGAGGTGTAGCAGCAGCAAATCTACTTGGTTCAGCTATGGCAGAAGATCCCATGACAGTACAACAAGCTGGACAGGCATATCCAGAGTCTGATTACAAGGCAGCTAAAGCCAGACAAGATGCTGCAATAGAAGGGATGGCGGGACGTTACGATTACGATTTAGATCCTGATAGAGATAGAGGGGATATTTACAATCCTGTAAATCCAATTTATGCAAATCAAGGTGGTTTGATTTCTTTTAAAAATTTTGCAGAGGGTGGTATAAATTATCTACCAAGCAAATCGGATCATGATGAAAATGACTCAAATAATTATGTAAGAGCCATGGGCTATGTAGAAGATGGCTCAGGTAATGGTGACAAAGATGAGGACACTATGTTAGCACAACTTGCTGATGGTGAATTTGTGTCAAGAGCTGATGCAATTTTGGGCGCGGGAATCATGTCAGGAGCAAACCCAAAAGATATGAAAGATATGAGAAGTAAAGGAGCAAAGTTTTTTTATAATCAACAGGATCAATTAAAAAGAATTTATGACATTGTAAACGATGGAAATAAAACAAGTTAGTGTAGAGTGTGTGGATGTTTTTTGGGATAAAGTAAAAGGGTGGCTAAAGGGTTTATTAGAAGACACTGATGGTCGACATACTCTTGAAACTACATACGATCTCTTAAAACAAGGAACAATGACCATGTTTCTTATAATCCACGATAAAAAGATTACAGCTGTGGTAGTTACACAAAAAGTTTATTATCCAGCAAAAGAGGTTTTGTGTTTTTTATTTGTAGGAGGCACTAAAGTTTGTAAATATTTAAAACAACTTGAGGATTTTATGAAAGAATATGCAAGAAGTTTAGGGTTAGACACAGTTGAGTGTTTTGGTAGAAAAGGATGGATGAAAGTTATGAAAAAACAAAAAATGACAATGAAATTATCAGGATATACTTATGAATTTTTTGCTTAAAATAATACCTAATAAAATAAAAATTTGGTTACTAAATGTTTTATATAAAGATATAGCAGGTAAAGGTGTTGATGGTGACACTGAACTTGCGCATATCAACAAAGATGAAGCTCGATTATTAAAACTTGCAGGTGGCTCAGGAACTGTTAATGAATGCACAGGCTTAAAAGAGTATAAAAAAGGCGGTGGAGGTGGAGGTGCCCCTGCAGCACCAGCTCAACCAGCTAATACGACACAAACAACATTTTCAAGAGAAGCTCCTGAAATAGAGGCAAGAAAATTAGCTTTGTATGATGAGGCTATCGAGTTATCTAAAGTTCCAATACGTATTCCTGAATACGAAATTGCAGGTGCTTCACCTTTACAACAACGAGCATTTCAAACTATAGGCACAGCAGGTATTGGTGCCGATGCTTTGGGTGAAGGCATATTATCTACATTAGGAGCTCAGCAAACAGCTATGCAGCAACCTGATATAGATGCTTTCATGAATCCTTACCAAAGGTATGTAATTGATGAAATAAACAGACAAGCAAAAATTTCTGAAAATAGATTGTCAGCAGAAGCTGTTGCTGGTGGTGCTTTCGGTGGTGGTAGAGAAGGTGTGCAAAGAGCAGAACAAGAAAGAGGAAGATTAGCACAGATCGGTCAAGCTCAAGCAGCAGGTTTTGGTACAGCTTTATCAGCAGCTCAAAGACAACAACAATTTCAAACTCAGGCACAACAAGCCACTGGTGCGCAATTAGCAAACCTAGGTGCACAACAACAACAAATGGCTTTGACGGAAGCTCAAGCTCAACTTACTGGTGGTCAAGCGCAGAGAGATATTGCACAACAAGCCTTAACAGCTCAAAGACAAACAGAAATTGCAAGAGCATATGAACCGTTTCAAAGAATAGAGTTTCAAAAAGGTATTATGACAGCCCTTCCAACAGCTGCTTCACAAGTAACAGCGGGCACAGGTCCTGGAGTGAATCCTCTAGCTCAAGCAGCAGGTGCAGGTCTACAAGCTTATGCTGCTTACAACATATTTGGTGGAACAGGCATTGGCGGGGGAACTAAATAATGGTAGACAAAGTTTTACATAGAAAATTGTTTAGACAAAAAGCTTTGCGAGCAGGTAAGGTAGAACCTGTTAGGGCTGTAGTAGGTGGAATCGCAGCAGGAACTCCTGCTGCTTTGAGTTTAGCAGCACGAGTTGGTCCTTTTCTTGCCAGACAAGTTAAAAAACTTGTGTCTCCAAGAGCTAAAAGAGGAGTAATAGGTGCCTTAGAAACATCTGAAGTGCCTTATGGTGCTTATCAAGTAGGTGAAGGCATGCTGTCTGAAGAAGGTGACATGGGTGATGTTGCTGGAGGTTTAGCTTTTTTAGGAGCAGGTTCAGGAACATTTCTTCCAGGCGCTAGAAGATTAGCTAGTGCTTTTGGTAAAAAAGATACAAGAGGTA